TTGTAGAGAGCATTGGAAGAAATAAGACACGAAGATATAGAGTTAATTATTTGGAATGATCAAGAAAGTGCCTCGACTTATGCATTGTCTGCTTAGGATATAAGAGCCAACCGGATTTGATGCCGGAAGGCTCTTTTTTGTATATGAAAAAATTGACAATATTTAACGACATAATAATATCATATATTTTTATTGTTTGTAACTATTTAACGGATCTCATTTTAGTAATTCTCCCCAAGTCCTGGGGCCGACAATGCCATCCACTACCAAACCTTTTTCCTTTTGGAATTTTTTCACGGCTGCTTCCGTATTGACTCCAAAAGCTCCATCCGCTCCGGTTGATCCACAAGAGTAACCCTTTGCAATCAGTTTCGTTTGCATGGTTTTCACTCCGGAGCCTATACTTCCCTTTTTTAATGTAGGATAGGAAGCTGCTGAAGTACTGCCAGTCGTAGATGTAGTGGTATTGGTGGTGGCAGCCGTGTATTTTGCCGTGTAGACTTTTTTGCCGGAAGTATCATACACGCGGTATGTCTTCTTTTTGTCTTTTGCCGCTGCTGTTGCATCATTTTTCGCATTGGACAGGGAACTGAAGGCTCCATGCTGATTTACACATTTTCCATTACTCCATGACGTTCCCACACGATAAGTCACTGCTGCCGATGTTGCCGTGTCCGTAATCGCCGCCAGGGCCTCCGCAAGCTGTCTCGGCCATCTTCCCGCATCCTCGTTTCCATAGGTCGCATACGCTTTTTTCAGGATGGATTCGTCCGTGTCTGAGTCTTTGCATCCGGAGAATTTGTTTGCGGCTGTCTGTGCGCCGCTTCTGATAGACATAGAAAAGGCAGAGCCTTTTACTGCTCCGCAATGATTGTCCAGGTCCACGCCAGTCTTAGTCTTTATATGCTTCTTAACAGGCGTGTAATAATCTTCCGCTGCTGCCGTATCCTGTAGTTCTTCAAATTCCCCTGGATACTTATTACAGTAGTTTGTCCACAATGTTTTCAAGCCGGTGTTACTTATCAGTTTGGAGTTACCGGCCTTCAAAGCAATGTATTGGTTAAAACCGGAGTACCTGCCCGAATTATGTTTCACGCAAGCCTGCATGAATGGCACAAGCCCATACCGGTAATCGAATTGATACTTGCCGTATGCCTTTCCGGAATCACCGCAGACCTGCCTGAATCCGGCGGTACCGCTTTCGTATTTTGTCCAGTCGAGCCAGATATCCTCCGTTGCAGCCGTAGTTTCGGAAATTTTATTTATGAATTCCTGCCATCTCCCGGCCTCTCTAATCTGCTGCGGGCAATTTTTAGCACAAACATCATAGTGGCTTACCACATGGTCTGCGTCTATGTTGTTTTCTGCCATAAGCTGTTTTACAACTTCAACTGTGTTGTTAAATGCGTTGTTTGCATTGTAGCCAGTCTGTATGCACGATTCAACGCAAATACTGTTTCTGTTGTTAACCGTTCCAAACAGCCTGCCCCCATAATTCACCCCGACATGCCATGCGCCTTTGTTTATTGGCAGGTTTTGATAAGCACTCTTATCATCAACGACAAAATGCCACGACATATCACTTATATTTCCGTTGAATAGAGACGACGCATGTGCTTTCGCATCTGCGCCTTGATTTGAGTTTCCTGTTTGATGGACTACGATATATTCGGGGTTGTTTCCGTCGTAGCAATTTTTTGTACATAAATAAGTTTTGTCTATATTCATATTACTCCTTCCTGCGTTTTGCGCACAAGAAAAGAGCGATCACTCGCCCTCTTCATCCATGCTTTTTATATGATCTTTATACTCGTCCGCTTCCAGCGCCGCCTGGCTAAAGCTGTTGTTTTTCCACCATACCCACAAAGCGGAGCCAACAGTCAGAGTAATTGATACCGCCTGCCCTACCTCCTCCTCTGAAATCGGCAGCGGATTAATATTGCAGACTGTAAGTACTTGGTTAAGCAATGCGAAAATGAGTATAACGGTTCTTACAATTGTTCCTGTTTCAATTTTCTTCACAGTTATCCTCCTAACTCATGTGTTCTGTTCCCTGCTCATACACAAAGTTCAGTATGTCATGTTTTACGTTTTCTGCATAATCCCTGGCCTTCTGCTGCTTGCCGTTATATTTTCCGGTTTCCACGGCATTCGCTGTTGCTTCCCCAAGGCTCAACGATGCAATCAGCCCTTTCAGTATGAGTGTGTTGTATTCTTTGTTTGCATTCTCTTTTGCTTCTTCTTTGCTTTCCCGTTCTTCGTCCCTCCTGTTCAGCTTATTTTGTATCCTGTGGACGATTATGCCGGATATGGTTGCAGAAACAACGCCTGATAAAATTGTTGTCACTGCCGTAATCATCCACGGCTCAATATGTACGTTCATAGGCATTTTCCTTTCTGGATTTTTCACAAAAATAAGACCGTTTCCGGTCTTTCGTTTACGACCATCTAATACTAATACCATCAAAGATCATTTTGATAAGTCTGCATAGTAGTCTTCAATTTTTTGTTCATGTTCAGTTACCAATGTTTTTAATTCTTTCTCTAGTTTATCTAAATTTTCACGATTTTTTTTAATTAGACAAGCGGCATCTTTTTGATCGGCTCCATCGGCAATTAAATCAATAAACCATTGCTGTTCATTTTGTGATTTTAAATATAATTCGTTTATTCTCTCTTTCAAGGCATTAACAACTGAGTTATACTCATCTTGGAAGGTATCCACTATTTCTTCATCGACATAGTATTTTCCAATACATTCCGCATTAAATTCATCAAGCGGTATCAATACATCATTCTTCCCGATAATTGTGTGGTTACTTACAATTTCATAGCCTGTAACTTTTTTTGTCAATGGATCGATATATAGTTTTATTTTATTCATTTTTAGTAACCTCCTCAACAAATACCCTGCATATAACAACTTCGTAGCTTGTTGACGAAGCAGCCGAAGTGCTTGCATCTATTAGTAAAGTGCCCGGATCAGACGGAACATAATAATTACAGACAAAAATAGTATTAAATGGGGCGCCTGAGTACGTTCCCTTTGGTTCCGGAAAAGCAACGCTGGCATGCCCGCCATAACCATAACCACCAGCACGGACAACAGCTATTTCCGCTACGCCACCAAATAAAGGTACACGGGAACCTCCCCCCGATGCGTACCAATATGCATACTCAACCTTAATTTTTAACAGATCGGAAATACCCTCAGTTTTACCTGTACCCCAGCCTCCACCAAGAAGGCCTCCTGTTCCCATATGTTTTAATGGGAGTGCAATACTAACCGCACTCGAGGCACCGGAAAATACAAGGGTTTCTTTGTTTGCTTTTTTATCTAAATCACCTTTTAGTAACTGACAAAATTTTTTAAAGCCATCTATTCCTAAAAATGACATTATGATCCTCTCCTTTATCCAAATATACTTGTAAACAAGCTACTAATTTCTGTTGTCGTGATTTCCTCCACAGTAGTTAACGCACCTAAATCACTGGCCGTGATTTCAATACTGCCAGCAGTCGATCCTGTATAGGTAACCGTCTTACTTCCGGCTTTTACCGTTAAAGCATTTGCATTCGGCAATGTGGTTGGGAAATCTGTGATCTGCGATTTTGTGTGAGTATGCGTTGCCGGCGTGTAGGTAGAAGGTTTATCTGTAATTCCTGACCAGGGAACGCTGGTTGCACTTCCTGCTGTATATACCTCATATCCTGCCTCTGTGCTGAGTTTTGTATCATCAACTACGAAGTACATCAGTCCTGTGGCTGTTACTTTAACCGTGTCACCAGTCTGAACATTGCTTAATGTCAAAGCAAGCCTTGCAGTATCCGTAGCAACCACAACACAACGTTCTAATGATCCGGCCGGAAGCCGTACAATATCAACTGTTCCCGTCAACTTTGCAGCATCCAAAGAGGTAATATCTGCGCTTGCGTGTGTATGTGTCTTAGCTGCTGCATCTGTAATGCCATACCCTGTCAGCGTCGTCGGACTAGTGCCGGCTGTAACATGTCCCCTGACATCAACTGTCACGGATTTGTATGTGCCTGCCGTGGCCCCACTGGTAGGATGGGTAATCGTAACCTTGTCATTTGTTGCATCCCCTGTAATCGTAATGTTACTGCCCTCAATTGTAAGTGTATCGGACTTTGCATCAGCAACTACACTTGTACCACCGGCAACGACTGTTGTAAACGCATTCTGATTTACCTCGGCTCCTGTTGCAATACCGGCCAGCTTTGTCTTTTCTGTCGTTGTATAGTCGTTTGTGGAAAGGTCTTTCCCTGTCACTTTTTCCACTTTCTTATCTGTTTCGCCTTTTACCTTCGTTAATACTGTTTCTAATCCTTCATAAGTTAAAAATTTAGACAATGTTTTTCCTCCTGAAAAAAGAACTACCCCAGGTAGTTCTTGAGAATTTGTTTTATTGGTTTTGTTTCATTGCATTTCTGACATGCTAACTAAAAATTATTTTTAAAAGCTCAATAAGTTCCTCTGTGGAAATTGCTTCCCCTGATTCATAGCTTATTCCAAGCGCATTGCTGTATATCTCTATCACCTGCTCTTCTTTCATTTCATCAGCAGAAGATAAATACAGGACGCTTTTCCCGGCAATTGTTATGTTGCTTGCGTTTCCAATTTGCAAAGATACCCGTATCCTCTTTTCCACCGTGGCAAGATTTCCACTTGCGGGTATCAGATCTGCTTTGTCTCCTGCATTCACATATGCATACAGGACTTCCATGCCGTCACACTCGGCATATATCCCAAGTTCTCTGAAATAGTAGTCCTGCTGCGACATCGTATTGTTCAGGTCGATTTCAAGTATGCATGACTCCTCTTCTATTGACTTGCCGCTTATTTGCAGAGAAAACAATTCATTCGCCAACTCTGTTGCTTCGTTATCCGGTTTCGCTTGCACTCCGTCGCCTATTGCGGCTCTTATGAAATTCAGTTCTATTCCGCCCTGAGCCTTATTGAGTGCTTTTACTCCATTTTCCGTTAAACTAATTCCTGTAAATGCCATCACTTACACCTGCCTTATATTTAAAATTTCTGATTCTTGCATCATACAGCCACAGCAAGCCTTAACAACAATATTCTCAGCGATTGAAAAAACTACATGAGACTGTTTTATCGCCATTAATGTTTCAATGACTCCTAAAGTACTGTAATCTGTACTGCCGGAAGAAATCTGAACCTCGAACTGATTCACAGCCCCGGAATCATCAATATGGATTTCCCTGCCTGTCAAATCTGAAAGTATGATTTCCATGCGGTATGGGGTCATAGGCAATCTTCCATTCCGCTTTTTATAAATTAACTTCCCCCGCCCTTTGTAATCCGGATCCGCCCGGGCAGGAAACCCGTACTTCTCTTCATGGTATCTCAAACCCCAAGTCGCTGTCTCTGCGTGTTCTTCCCTTGTTTCTGCAAGAAGCCCTGCAAGCCCGTCCTCTGTTTCTACAAAGACCTGCCAGATAAGGGATTCCACGAATTCTTTCGCCTCTTCCATTTCCATCCCCATCACCTGGTACAGCCATTTCCCTATATAGGACCGGTCATAGAATCCCCGGGTCACCGTTCCCATCATCCGTTTTGCAGTTTCATAATCCGGAAATTTCTCTAAATCCATGTCTCACACCTCCTCTAATCATCCGGTTCGGTGATACCGGCATCCGGCTCAAAGGTCACTTCACCTGTAGCTGCAAACTGGAATCCATCCAGTTCGATGTTTTCTTTTGCATTGTTCATTAGAAAGTCGGTGAAATCCAGCACTCCATCCACTTCCGTAAGGATCGCATGAATCAGATTGTATTTCACCGTGCCCTTCTCCTTTGCCTTTTTATAATAAGAGCGCATTGCTTCTTTGAAATCCTGAATGACCTGATTCAAGGTAACTCCCTCCTCTAAAATCAGGTTCCTGCAGGAATATGAAATGACCATTGTATCGGCCGGTTTTACCGTTAATTCACAACATCCTGCCGGGAGCAGCCTTTTGGAAGGATCTGACGGAGAAACTATGTAATCAATGACCGCCTGCACATACTTTTCTTCGGCCGGCTTGCCATCCTTACCTATCAATTCGAGCTTTACCGTCCCAGGCCCTTCCCATGTAGGAAAAACGATGCAGTCTTCAATTCCAACAACGGATTTGGCCCATCTTTTCAGATCGCTGTTATTCCCTACAAAAGAGGTATCCACGGACTCATTTGCCTCCTGGATACGATTGCGGAAGGCTTCATCTGATTCTTCCAAATCACCTCCGTAAAATGCCTCCTCATTTATTACGCTATGGATTCCTGTTATTGGTTTCACCATGAGGGTGATCGTTCCCGCCATGACGTTTCCCTCTATTCCCGGGAACTCTGCAGTAGCACCAATCTTAATTACCCCACATTCCGGAATTATATAGTCTTCGTCCGGAAAGAAGACGATAGATGGAGAGGAATCCACCGCCTGGGTACACAGGCCAAAGCTTTTCTTAATCTCCGTTCCGGCCGCCCCTTTGATGGTTATCTTCCCTCTGGCTTTTTCCCCCTCCTTCCTGGTAAGCCCTACCTGGCTCCCATGCAGGTCCAGCCACTGCCCCCAGGCATATTGGGGGAACATCAGCTGCACAGTCCGTGCTAACGTTCTCTGCACCAGCTCCTCTATTTCGATTGCCGCGGGCCGGGTGAAATCCCAGGGGAAACCTCCCGGGGTGCCGTCTATATCCGATGGTAAATTCTCCATCATCCTGTCGTGGATAGTCTTCTCATCGCTCTCCTGTATAAAATCAGGAGCAATAAATTCTGCCATATCTTTCAACCTCCTATTCCAATATCCAGATCCTGTATTTCAAATTCTTCATCATCCACTTTCTTTACCGTGAAGGATACGGCAAGCCTTCCCGTGTCCCAGGTGAATTCAAAATCCCCGACGTACTCGGTCAGCGGATTCACCATCAGGCATTCCGTGATTTCCTTTTCCACGCCGGACTCTACCGCCTCCCGGTAATCTTCTTCTAAAACCAGGTCCAGTTCTGTCCCGATTTCATCCGGGTAGGCCCGGCAGGCATATCTTGCTGTAGTTACAGCCTTTACACACCATTGAACATAAGCTTCCTGTTCATCCGCCTCTATCATCCTTCCGGCGCCGTCTAAAACGAAATCCCCGGATTCCATATCAAAAAGGACGCTGCGCCTGCCTGATATCGCTGCAACGTCCTCTTCTTCCTCCGTTTCCGGCACTTCAAATACCGGAAACAGACCAATTTCTTCATTCCCCATGGCAACCTCCTTTTTATTATATTTTGGGATCATTATTTTTTTTCTCTTTGACCGGCAGGCTGTCATTTCCCTCCGGAAACGACTACGCACAGGATAACCGGGGTATCATTTACCCATGTGACCAATACCCTGTCATTTTCCTGAAGCTTGTTTTCCTCCCCTAAGAGCCTTTTGTCTACTTTGTAATCCTGCCGGGGGATAGGAATCCGGAAGGTATCGGTCACTAGTGAAAAGTTCTGGGTAACCGTCCCGAATTCTACTGCAGGCGGTGTCACCGCCTGCAGACGCATCCTGTCCGCCAGTATCAGGGCCAGTTTATTCACGCCCGGATTATTCGCCATTATGGCATCCCCCCTTCTAAAAAACTGTGTTTATGTGTCCCGGAAATTCCTGGAGCGTGTTCGGCTATCTGCATTTATCTTCCTACACGCGTTCTACCTCCATGCTCATACTTGCTTTGCTGCAGTCATGGCGGATGGATGTAACGTAAAAGTAACCGTTGACATATTCCGTCTTTACATGGACCTTGTCACCCTTTCGTAAGTAAGGAACATCCGGCCCTTCCAGGGTAATACGCTTTTCCGGTTTTCCTTGTTCCTCTAAGATTTTTTCCGCTTCTTTTTGGGCATCTTCCTTACTTTCGCTTTTGGAGTTTGTAATTATTTTCTGGCGAATGCCAACTTTTGTATCCCCATCCAACACGTCCACCACGTTGCTCTTCCCATCTTTGTCCTCCTGGCCGATGATCTTTACCCTGGTGATCATTCCTGAGATACTCTGCTTAAAGTCTTTCGTTTCCAGGTTGGAATTTCCAAAATGGTATACGTCTTTGTTGCTTCCCCGGGGGAGGATCTGCACCTTCCCCTTCACGGAGCGGATCAGGTACTTATCTTTATTTTTGGTACCCGCCTCTTCCAGTATGTCTAATACGATGTTGCTCAGGGTATCGTTTTTAAATGCCATCTTTGCGTGCTCCACGTTGGGTCCCTGATATTTGTCCATGGGTATCTTCCAGTCGGAAAATATCTTTGAAAAGGCAGTCTTTGTTTTTGTCCCTTTGGTAAAATAGTAATTATCCTGGCTTTCCTGGAAAAAATAGAGGTCGTCATAGGCGCTGAAGCTAAAATCATTCCTTGCCCTGTTGCGGCTTACTCCCCAGTCAATGATGGTCCCCCTGGCCACTTCCGTTTTTTTGCCCCCGTGGGAGGCCAGTATTCTGACCATGCATCCGATTTTGATAATGGAGGAAATCCTTTTTTTCTTATACATCCCATTGCACATGGTTCCATTGATCCGGACGGCAAATTCCCCTTT